TTTTTTTTGTACTAGCCAACTCGTTACTGTGGGACCCGCCAGGGTCCCGTAATCGAGTTGTTATTAAATGAACTGGTGGTCGACTTTTGGACGGTTTGACTTAACCGTGGCTCTCGGGTGCTAACCGAGTGGGGGCAGGCCCTCGAGGCTCCCGCTCGCAAGCGGGTCGGACCTAGCGAAGGTCCCCTCAAGGCAGATGCCTGATCTCTCGCAAGCCGACAAGAAATCAGTGTTCGATGTGTCCATACGGCCGTTCGCAACGGCTACCCTCAGGTTAACATCATCGTAAGCATCCAGAACACGGGCAACGTAGAAAGTTTCATCATGCTCGAACATGCGCTCGAGCTCCAACTGTAGAGAAATGGGGATCTTGGGAAAACCGATGGCACCTGCTGCTACTCTGCCACGCATAGACTCGTCAACCTTGATGTCAGCAGGGAACTTACGTTCGTTGATGGGAATACCTTTCCAGGTGTCCACATACCGCACGAAGTTCTTAAACCTTTTGACATGTCTGGTCTCTCGATTAACGCGATTAATGAGCGCTGTCAACACCGGGTGACCGGGTGACTGGTGATAAAGGGACAACGCGGACATACGAAGCAGATACAACTGCTTGCCTCGACTTAAATGTGACGCCTTCTTCACCCACAACATACCTAAACATCTCCCCACACACAAGTATCTCTTACCCTCAGCCCACAACGACCTCAGGAAGTCAACGTCTCCCGGTCTCGTACCGGTGAGCTCGCTGCTGAACTTGATCCCCAACGTTTTCATGATCACTGGGCACATGGCACCAGGCTTCACAATCCCGTCATCTCCCTCCACTATAACATCCAACGGAACTTTCAACAAGTAGGAGCACCAGAGAGCTAGTGAGAGCATCTGAACGCCATTGAAGGCTGACGTCCAGTAATCACCACTGTCTCTCGAGCAGCACATGAGAGTGCCCCAACGAGTCTTCAAATTCCGATACCCGGCAGTGTGTCGACAGAAAGCTTCGTAGGCCTCAGGCACTCCGGCCTTGTCACACAAGATCTTCATCACGTGCTTTTCTATCTCCCTTAACCGTTCCCCCAAGCTGGACTCGAACGCCGAAGCATCCGTGACCATCGCACCATTAGCCGTGTGCTTCTCCAGTACTGCGATCATCTCTGCACT